TGTGTATTGATATGATAGGAATCTATCAGTGGCTGTTGAGGCCTATATTTTTGTCTTAAGACTCTGTAAATGTTCTTGAAGAATCTTTGAACTTCCAACTCTTACATTAATGATACCATTGTAGTATTCATCCGTTTCTAACACTTTACGGTCAAACTGTTCTTTTGCTTCCATATAACTTAATATACCTCTACTCGGACAGTAGTGGATTATTTCACGTGTAAACTTATCTGGACCTAATTTTTTTACATCGGCATTCAAATGGTCAGACGAACCCCAATAGGTTCTCCAATCACTTTCTTTAGTACCACGTCTTTTGTTCTTTCTTCCTTTAAGAGGTGGTTTAGTGGTTTTAAATCTCGCTAACTTCTTTCCGATGTATTTTCTATTATCCACAAGATTCGTAATCACATATACAAATCCCTCAACATCATCAGGCAAATCATTCACAACTATATTATTATATGTCCAATTACTCATTATTATCTCATTGTTAATATCTTAATAGGTCTAAAGACCTAATATCTTCAGAAATTTCTTTTCGTTTCACTCAAAGAACATTTCATTGATATTTATTTCTTCCATATAATTATATATCTATATTATAAACTGCTTGATAGTTTGGAAGACACAATTGCCCATCCACCGGGGCAATTGCTAAAAAACTTGATAAGTTCGTCAGATTCTATGTCTAAGTTAGCCACTAGTAATGGCGAGGTCGGTTGGCGATTCCCTCTTAACTTAGTATTGCGTCTTTCGACCCAACGGCACTTTGATTAATCCACATAGAATAAAATATTATCAAAGTTGGTAGTATTATAATAATCTACCTGCAGTGTGTACATTTCTGTACGATATATACTAGTCACCCATGTACCTTTAGAGTACTGGATGTTTTACGTTACAAACAGTCGGTGTGGTTAACGAGAAGCAGTGTCGGAGTTCATCCCAACTTATCTGAACGTATGGTTCTCATACGCCCTCAATCCCGAGTCGGCATCCCGACTAACAGTTCCACTATGTATTGTTTTATTAGAATCATTATTAGCCATAATATCTTTAGATTTTGTATCGGGGAGGGGAATTTTATTAGATTTGAAATTTATTTGAATCAATTTATATTAGTTATGTTCACCATACTAACATAAAGAATTAGTGATGTCAACCCTTTTTATAACTTTTTTTATAAAATAGGTGTTCCAGCGTTTTTACTGAGTTCGAAGTTCTCAGAAACAACCTCATTTAAGTACTTTAAGTGATTCGCCGGCATATCATGGAGTTCAGATATACTGACACCCCCTCGCATAAACCAAGTTAGTTTATACAATGATTTGTGTAGAGTATCAAGTGATTTCTTATAAGACTCTTGCTTCTCTCTGACTTCGGTGTCGCTGGCAGTCTTTAACCAGCGGAGGAAAAATTTACAGGATTCATATCAAACGTAACTTTCTCTACGTTATCACATGCCTCACAAGTAAATTCAAATGTCGAAATCTCTGATAAGTCTGGCACAACGCTGTTGACAATTGTATTTACCTTTTTAACAATGTCTGCGGGCACATTGTTCATAAACTCTTCAATAGACTGGATATCTCTCACAACTGTATCTGGAGTTTCTATCCTATCAATTGCACTAATCAACAAGTCTACATTCTGTTTTGACACTTTTCTGAAACTAACAGCAAATTGTTTCGCCATTTCCATTTCTCGGGCATCATCATCACCTTCCTTTTCTTGGACAGATGACATACTTGACAATATTCTAGCCTGCTCAACTTCCATTAGTGCTAATCTAGTTAAACTGTCTAATTTTGGCGGAGTAACAAATATCTTTAGGTCTTCATGTTCGATTGGCGGAATATCATCAATATCTGGAAACTTTTCGAGAATGTGATTCATATCTATATTGTAATCAGCCTGTTCTTTACAATTTGAGCAAGTATGAGTATGTTCAACATCCTTGCCATATGTTGCGTATTTGATTGCTAAGAAAATTAGTTCTGCATCGACATTACATAAGTTTCTCGGATTTGGTATTGAAGGTACACAACTTTTTATAATGTTGACTAAAGCCTCTCCGTTAAGTAATTCGTCAGGATTTTGCATTGATATTTCATCAATAGCAGTCATCGGAAGTATAGGTAACTCGTCCAATACAGTTTTTTCTATTTCTGGATTAAATCTGCCACCAGTTGGAATTTGTACATATATTCCCGGTTTACGAAAATATTTTGATAATGGGTTCTCATTGGTGTTCATTTGTTTGTCCTTTGATAAATACAGTATAATGAAGATAGTAATTAAGTATATACATAATTATTTATCTTATCTAATAACTACGAAGTTTTTATAACTATTTTAGAGGTATTTCATGGCAGAAGAACAAGATGTGTTTATTTCGGGCATAAGTGGTAGTATCCAGCAATGGGGTACAGAAGCGACTGCAACGAAAATGGAACAAACACTCCAGAAGATGGCTGCTCAAAACTCAGCAATGACGCAACTCCTCACTGCGATAAAGAATGGTGAGAGTGTATCACAGTCGCAGGCGGCTAAGGCAGTAACTGCTACAAAAAATACAGTTAAAGCGACAGAAAAAGCCTCGAGTAAAGAAACCCAAGGCACTGCCAGAACTCATGGAATACTGAACAATCTTTCTCAGAGTGTTAAAGACGGATGGAGTGGTTCATCAAGTGGTATTATTGACCAGTTGCGAAAGAATCAACTGGAAGCAACTAAACTAGAAAGAGATACCCAACGATTAATACAATCAGGTATGTCTAGAGATGACGCTGTTTCAACCTTAAAGCAAGAAAAAAGACAAGAAGAGCAACTGGGCTTTTTCAAAAAAGCGGCTTTGGGTGTTATCGCCTTAAGTGCGGGTGCCGAAGAAGCATCTATGGCTGGATTCGAACAACGATTTGATTTGGCGTCAGACATACGTCAGTCTGGTCTTATGGCAGGAATTGGTGGCTTAAATGAGGGGTTCATTTCAATTGCAAATACAATCAGTGAAACTGGATTTACTTTTGGACAAGCGGCAGACTTTACTAAACAATTTTCTCAAGCAGTTGGCGTAGTTGGCGTAAAGAGTACCTTAGACTTTGTTAATACTATTGCAAGAGCAGAAGGCGGCATAATGGACCAATTTAGTATGGAATTTGGACCAGTTGCTCATCTCGCCGGAGAATACTTGGACTCACTGAGAATTTCAGGTCAATTACAAGGCAGAGACCAACAGCAATTAAGAGCGGGCATGGACAGTTTTATGAACAATGTACAAGCCACTTCAAATGTATTGAAAGTTTCTATGGAAGAAGCGGCAAGTATACTGAAGAACAGTTTAGATGATGAATCACAAGGCATGCTTTTAACACTTCCAAGGGAAATGCGAAGTTCAATTGAAAGTGGAATGAAAATGATGGGTGGAATGAAAAATCCATTAGCCGAATTAATAACAGCAAGATTGGGAGCAGGTGAAACTAACTTCATGCAAACATCTCAATTTCAAGAAATGGCTGGAACCATGGCTGGACAAAAAATGATAGGCTTTTCACAACAGGCAGCCACTGTATTAGAAACACAAGGCGATGACGCATTTCAAGGTTTTATGGCACAAGAAGGAACAGCATTTATTCAAGATTTGATTGCTACTATGTCTGACCCAGCCAATAGGTCAGTTGCAATCGCTGATGGGACCATGGCAATGATAGCACAAATTGCCGAATATATGCAAACACTTCCTGAAATTGGTCAAAAAATATCTGGCGGTGATACTGGTAAAAAAGGCGCAGATGCTGTAATGATGGAAAACAGGGACCAGAAAGTTCAAGCACAAGTGTCCCAAGAATCAGCAATCAACACTTTAATGCCTGGTTTTATTGATAACGTAAGAAACTTGACTAACACGAACAGAGCATTCGCTGAACAAGCCGAAAGGACAATTAAAGCAAACGCAAATATTATCGATGGAATGAATAATGCGGCAACCGGTGTGAAACAGGTAGTAGTAACTATTGGAAATGTTGGATTGAAGTTATTAAGTGCTCCTGCACTTATTGGCGACTTTGCTGGTAGCCTTTTTGGAACTAATGTATTCAGTAATGATAATAGAACTGCAACAGACTTTACCTCTAATAATGATGGCGGAATCCGAACGCAGAGCGACAAACAAGCGAAACAATTTCAAGAGTATACAGCAGATATGATAAAGCAAATTAAGAATAATAAAGAAGCAGATATTTTAGAAAAACAGGGCGCTGCCCAAACATTAAAGAACACATTATTATCTATGATGCAAGGCAACACCGCAGAAGGCTCAACGAATGTAGATGCTACACAACAAAGAATATTGGCTCAATTAAATCAACTTCTTAAAGAGTTACGAGAGAATTAAAGTAGAATGGTTGACAATGAACATGGAATATGTTAATATAAATAAAAGAACTAGGAATCAATTATGACTTGGAAAAAGTACTTTAAAACATACGATGGTATATCACGCCCATCTGTAGAAACTGGACCAGCATCAAACAATGCTTCGAGTTCAAAATATAGCAGTTGGCTGCCAGAAGTCTATATGGGACAACCCAATAGAACTCAACGATATGGACAATATGACCAAATGGACATGGATTCCGAAGTTAATGCGGCGTTAGATACAATTGCTGAGTTCTCTACTTTGTTTAGTGAAACTACTAAACTACCATTTCACGTTCAATACAATGATGACCCATCGTTTACTGAAAACGAAGTTCTTCAAAAATCATTGCGCCAATGGTGTTCAATGAACAAAATGAACAAACGTATTTTTAGAATTTTTAGAAATACAGTCAAATATGGCGACCAATTATTCGTAAGAGACCCACAGACATATAAGTTATATTGGGTAAATCCATCAAAAGTTGAAAAAGTTGTTGTAAACGAAGGCAAAGGTAAGAAAATTGAAGCCTATTATATCAAAGATTTAGATATCAATATGCAAAGTCTTAACATTACGGCGGACACAGTAAAACTATCGCAAACTGGTAGTCAGAAGATGGGTATTCCTACATCTACTGCTGGCATGCAACAGAGTTATTCTTCTGGTGCTGAAGGCCAAGGTTCAAGGTTTGCACAAGATGTAACAACAACAGCAATTGATGCCAAGCACGTTATTCATGTATCTTTAAGTGAAGGTATCGACCAATACTGGCCGTTTGGTACAAGTATGCTTGAGCCTGTATTTAAAGTATACAAGCAAAAAGAATTATTAGAAGATAGTATTATTATCTATCGTGTTCAAAGAGCGCCAGAACGTAGAGTATTTTATATTGATGTTGGTGATATGCCAACTCATAAAGCACGTCAACACTTAGAACGTATTAAGAATGAAATTCATCAACGAAGAATTCCATCTAAAACTGGTGGTGGTGCTAACGTTGTTGATAGTGCATACAATCCACTTTCTATTATGGAAGATTACTTCTTTGCTCAAACGGCCGAAGGTCGTGGTTCTAAAGTTGAAACACTACCAGGTGGTGAAAACTTAGGTCAAATTGATGACTTGAAGTTCTTTAATGATAAACTATTAAGAGGTTTACGTGTTCCACCAAGTTATTTGGGTGGTATGGATGCAAATGGTTCTGCGTTTAATGACGGACGAACTGGTA